AATGTCGTCTCGGTTCTGCTTGCGGTATTCCTTAAATGAACCATCCTGAATTCCGTTCTCAATTGGTTCCATCTTGAATTCAACTTTGTTGTTGTCAGAGTCTCCTGGCAATGGGATATACAGAGTACGGTGGGACTGTCCCTTAAGACTTGTTTGCAAGAAGCGGAACAACTTGTCCTCTGCTTCTGTAGAAAGCTTTGCACCCTTTAGTGTTACGATGTAACGTGGTACAGCCTTGTTGCTAAAGTAGTCAATGTTATACTGTGACGCTAGTTGGTCTCCTAGCAATGATGGCATAGCAGCAATGATGTCTGGAATACCATAGAAAGTATTTAGTGGAGAATATTCCTTAATGTGGATAATCTCGTTAGGTCGTGGGTCCATAGTTACTGGATTCTTGTTGGTTGCCCCGAAGTTACGGAAGTATACAACCTTGTTTCCAATTACCTGAATGTATCCGTCACGGAGGCGACGAACACGCATGGTGGCAGATGGGATGTGACCAATGTAACCAATCTCACCCTTAATAGTTCTACCGATTTCAATGTATCCGTTTCCAGTTGCGTGAACATCAGTAAACACTTTTTCCATAATGCTTGTGAATGACTCATCTTCATTTAGACTTTCTAACCAGTCACGAAGCTGAATCTTTAGTCGCTCAATCCGCTTACGAGCACGAGCAGTTGCCTCTTCGCTTTCTGATGTTTCAAGTTTTAGGGTAGTCTTGTCTGATACAACAAAGTCATAGCCAAGACCAACAGTGTTCTCAACCTTTGCGTCAATAGCAGCGTGGTTGGCAAATGATGTATCATAATAGCTTGCAAGTTCCTGTAGGTTGTAGGGCGGTGTGATTACGTCAAAGAGACCGTATGCGTTGCGGTAAACTACACCAGGATTAATTGCCTTTGATTGTGCATCTTCCCTACCGCTCTGAATTGCAAGTGCTGAATCCATGTATGCAGGAGTAACTTCTGTTTTGCTTAGTGAGCGAGCAACACGACGCTTAAAGTTAATGTCAAGACCTTCATAGGTTTTAATCTGGTCCCAAGACTTGTTGAATGGGTCTGCAGCTTTCCACTGGTCAACCTGTTCTTCAAGTTCATCAAGTCTTACTGGGATTGGGACCCTAGTTAGCCCATCGTTATCATTAATCATCTGAACCGTACATCTCCAATGTCTTTTTAGCAGCAATCAAAGCACCTAGGTCATTCTCTGATGGAATGAATCCTTGTGCCATTCTGTCTACCTGCTCTGAGTATTCCTCATCTGAAATCTTACGAACATTTGGGAAAAACTCTGCAGAGCCTTCTGGCTGACCATAATAGGCAGCAGCCTCTGTTAGCTCTTTAATCTTGGCTGGGTCATTACGCATAGACTCAATGCTTAGTGCATTACCTCGCCATCTGTAAAGAACTTTCCGCTAGGAAGCTTCCACACATAAATACCTGCGTTGGAAAAGGGTTCTTCAATTACTTGGATTTTGGTCTTGCCAATCTGACCCTTCATAATGGTGTCTAGGTTTCTCATATTCATAGATATAAGTATAGCACATTATCTGGCAGGAACAAACTGAATATTGCTAGAATAGGTATTAAAAATCTTATATTGGTAATTATTTAGCATCATTGTGGTATTGGCAATGTCACTATCGGCAATAATACGGTCAGTTCCTGTAAAGGCTTTGTACGTTAGGTCTGGAGAAACTCCAAAAACTTTTGGAACTGCAGTAGTTACTAGCAGGGCATTCCAGGTTGAGTCATCCCAAAAAGCCCAGTCTTCTGCACTAACGTCATTCCAAAGTCTATATGTGGTACTTGCAGCAAGCTCTACTTCTGGAGCCTGATAATATGAGATGTTATCAAATAGCATATTTCCATTGAACTTAATGCTTCCCTTTGTTGAGTCAAAACTGATTGGTGACAAAAACGATATTCCAATTGCTGCCCACTCTTTTATATTTAAAACTGGTGCTTTAGATATGTTTCCGTTTATATATAGGTTTAGGTCTTTATAATCTGTTGTTGTGCCATTTAAGGTTCGTGTAGCATATATAACGCCCCTAGTATTTGATGAGTTAATTGATTTAACATTAATATTAATTCTAGCTACGCCATCCTGAATAGACATTATACTTGTTTCGGTTGTTGGGAATGATGCTCTAACATACTTAGTGTATGCCTGAATTGATGCAACCCTAAAAAAGCTTGCTTGGTTTTCGTTCATTCTAAGCTCAAAGCCCCTATCATTTGAACCAGGTGTTCCAATTATGTTTATTCCACTTTGACCAGTTGAGTAAAAGTATGTCATACTTTGCTTGCCAATTGAGATTGGACTTATTGTATTGTATACTGTTACCCCACTTACCTGCTCATATGGATAAATCTTTTTACCAGTTTTGCAAGAGATATAGTTATCTCCACGTTTGTTGAGAGCACGACCTGCGATGTGTAGATATCTAATAAATGATGGCTTATAGTATATTCCAGCAATGTCTGACTCTACTGTAATTACAAGCATATTTTCGTTTATATTTAGTGATTCTGGTATCTTTACAATTGAGCCACTAACAACCTCATATTTTTTAGTAGCCCAGTCTGAGGATGGAGAAACGACCATATCTGCTGGAGCAGAAACGCTTGTTAATCCAGCAACAATACCCTGAGTAGTTAATGGTTGGAAGTGCACAAAAGTTCTAAAGGTGGATGATGACGTTGAATAACTTCCACCAGATTCTGCTGGTAATGGAATATCTGAGTTTATCTGAATATAGTCAAGTGCGTAGGCTGTAGTGCCCTCTGTTTCTCCAGCAACTGTTTTTGCCAAAAGTTTTAGTGGTACAGTATCATACCAATATCCAGAAGAGTGAATGTCTACGACCATTGACTGAATGTCAAACATAGTTTTGAACTTTACACTGTAGGTTGTGTTTATTGCAAATAGTGTATTTGCATTTGTTGGAGTTAAGCTGTCTTTTGTAAAACCATTTGTATCGTCAAAGTATGTTGATACTTTTGACCATCCCTTTACAGATGTAAAGCCTACAGTATATACCCTTCCAAAAAATGTTTCTGAATAGTCTTCAGTGTTGGCTACATAAACCATCAGGTTTTGTGGGTTAGCTAGAAATGATGCTATGGTTGAACTCTGAACATCCTTTATTGACTCAAAGTCAAATCCAGCTACAAAGTTTGTGCCCTCAGTTATAGTTGATGATTCGTGAAGGACCTCTTCTGCATTTGTCTGATATTTAAAAACATATGTTACCTTACTATCTGTAAGTCTTGCTTTTAAGTAACTTCCATCTACAATATTTTGAATTTTTATTAGTGTTTGGTCTGTTGGCTCTCCAATGCCAGAAGCAGTCTTATTAAAAACACCGTAGATAGCCCTAGTTGAAGAATTGAAGTATGACTGGTCACTAAAGAATAGGTATCCAGAGATTGAACCAAAACTTAAATATGTTTTTCCAGATGAATATTGTGAACTTAAGAATGCATCTTGTGTGCTTCCATTTATATAAAATTGTGGCTTTGGAAAGTTTACATTGGATAGCGTTGAGTCAATATCAGCTAGGTTGTCTGCTATACCGACGCTCCACTTTGCAGAGTCTGGATAGTTATAATTGTTTCCAAATTGAGAATATGCGTAATCGGTTACAAATGATTCTCCAAGGTATGCTTTATTTAGTTGTTCTGGAAACTCTACTCCTTGAGCATAAACAAACCTTCTCTTTGCCAGTACCGTATCTACTAGGTATGGATAAATTGCAACACAGTCAATGTGCACCTTTGCATCTGAATATGAATAGAATGCAATCCAGTCTGCATCTTTTGTAGAGATTACCTTGTCTGGAAAATTAATTGATAGCGTATCAAATGTGAGAGCGATAACCTCGTCTCCATTTATCATCATCCTTGCTCCAGTTGGTCCAACATTAATATTAACAAGCATTGGTCTATCAAGTTCCCCAAGATAGTGAGAGCCATAATATTTATCAATTTTTAGAACTAGATGGTCTCCATCAATATAAAGACCGTCTGTTGATGCTACTGGACCAAAGATTCTTTTTGTTGTTGTTGTTTTTCCAATTATGCGAAGCCATGTTTCAAATGACAGTTCTCGGTGTTTTCCAGAGTCATTTAAAAATCCCATTCCTGGAACAATTAAGCACATACCGTCAGTAGGTTCTAGGGTTGTTGAGCTTGATGAACCGTACACCATTGGGGTACTTGAATTTCTTGCGTAAGTCTTATTTACGGATGTCAGGTAATATCCAACATTTGCATCAGAGCCGTAGGCATAGGCAACGTTCCCATTTGGATAGGATGCTGCAGTATATAGGTTAGTTGGAACTGTTGAGTACTGGACACCAAGACTAGTTCCATTAAATTCTTCTGAGTAGCTACCAGCCGTAACTCCATTGATTAAAACAGAGCTTTGGCTGGTGATTGTCACAAAGTCAAATTCAATAATTATCTTTCTATTACTTGCAGATGATGTAAAGGTTTCTGAAATGCTATGCCAATATCTATCGTATATCTTTGTTGCATCATTATCATCTGACTTTAGGCTGACTGTTTTTAGCACTGGGGTACTTGTGCCAACCTGATATCCAACACGAACTGCTGAAATTTTTGTACTAAAAGAGTATAGATAAAATCCTATAGAGAAAGTATCGCTAGTTCCTGGATTAATATTTGCAGTACTTACAAGTTTAACTGTTGCTCCTGTACCATTAAAAAATACCTGGGTTGTTGAAGAGCTTGAAAATGGAGAGTATGGGTACACATCTGTATACGGTGCAGTTGTGCAATTAGTCTTGGTCCAGGTATCTACATTTCTATTTGTATCTGAGATAAAAGAAATATAAGTTTGTGCGTCGTCAAGTGCCCACAGGGCAATAGGGTGTTCTGCATATACTTTTTCTGCATAGAGATTAGAGGGTGTGGACATAATACTTATTTTACCACATAAAGAAATGCCCTGCCGAACTAACGACAGGGCAAATCTCTAACATCCAAACAGGTTACTTCTTGTCTGGAATCTTTATTTCACAGGCATCTGTTGTGCAGTAGGCTTCGCCCATAGCATCTAGATTTTCTACGCCATCATAAATTGCAGAGAAGTCAATCTTTGCAAGACGACCAATGTAGTAGTCATACTCATCCTCTGTAATCTCAGTATAAGGCATTTGTGGATAAACATCCTTACCCATTGATAGGAACGATACAGCCTTTAGCTGACCCTCATACATATTTAGAACTGATGTGATGTGCTGCTTTTCAGTTTCCTTGTCGAATGACAGGGTTACTGATACACCATTGTCCGACCAGTACTTCTGGGCTGTAGCAGCAAGTGCTGTCTTCTCAAATAGAGTTACATCTTTTTCTGCTCGCTTGTGACCAGATGAAATTGGGAAGTATACAACTGATGTATTTGCTGACACTAGGTCTGCCTCCACTTTGTACCCTGCTGCACGGAATAGGTGTAGCATTTGGTCTTGGTTACCGAAACGAATTGCTCGTAGGTAGAACTTTCCACCTGGACCCCAGTGAACACCAGGGGTAGCACCAGAAAGAATTGATACAGAACCAGATGGCTTAACAGTAGTTACACGAATTGATTCACGAACACATAGCCATTCTGAGTACTTGCGGTCATAGAAACGAATCTTGTTGTAGCCTTCGTCCATCCATGTACGAACAGTTGGAAGACCGTGCTCATCAGCAAATGATGCGATACCAGTTAGCGATGTTCCGATACGACGGTTACGCTGCATGATACCGTTGGTCTGCTGCCAGTGAGTGGGAAGAAGTGTTACAGTCTTTCCGTATAGGTAAGCAAACTTTAGAGTGCGTAGGAAGTCTTCCTTGCTCTCGTGACGGTTTAGGTGAACCTCAACTAGGGTGCATAGCTCGTATGACTCTAGTGGCTGTTCTGCACATGGATTGAAGCCCATTACACGATAGTCCTTGCCATCTGCAGGGTCTGCAAGACGACCATAATTGCGAGCAACATCAAGCCAGATGAATCCTGGCTCTCCATTGTCTGCGATGCGGTCAACGTACTTCGAATAATCCATGCCTACGGTTGCAGATACAGAGTTGTTTGACATCCAAGCCCAACCTGGGTTCTCTGGGTCATATGAGTTACGCTCTGGGAATACATCTGCATTCTTTAGGTTTAGGAAGTCTTCGTCTCCGTCTACACCTAGTGCTAGGGTAGCAGAGCGACGAACGTTACCAGAAACAACACAAGTACCAATT